TGGGCAAATCCCAAAGGCGGAGTAATTTATTTTCATTCATTGGAGATGGATAACGGAGATGTTGGTCAGATAGGCACTAAAGATCGAAATACCGACAAAATAAGCGTAGGTAATGAGTTAACCTATACTATTGAAAACGGGCGTATAAAAGCCGTTTCTAAGCCATTTGTAAAGGGTGGAGGATATAAGGCAGAACCATTTGAACACAAAGCGGCTGGGTACGCTATGGCATACGCAAAGGATTTAGTAGTTTCTGGCAATGTAGAGATTGCTCAATTAATTGGAACGGCTGATAAGATTTATAATTGGTTACTAAGTAAAAAGGCAGACTAATGGAAATTACAATGTGGATAACAGCAGGAGAATTGGAAAGTTTTATAAAGCGTATTAAAAACTTAGAAATTCTGCAAAAAGAGGATAAGGGATTATACATACTGTATAAAATAAAAATAGATATTAGTGGGGCTTCGGATTTATTTGATGTTTTTCAGGCTGGAGTTGATTATGGACGTTTAAATAATTAATCATGATAAATAAAGAGCAAATAGAGCAAAATTTGGCTATTATTAAGCTAACTATTGAGAACTTCAACGGCTTAGATACATACGCTATAATTGAGTATTTGGGCGAAATAACGGCATTACAGGCACTGGCAACAGAAACACAGGCGGCGGCTAAATTTCACTTATTATGCGCAATGGATGCGGAACTGGATAGGCAGGCAAAATTGAGTAAAAACGAAAGCGTTGCACCGAGTATTAAAAAGATGCGTGCAGATTCTAAATGCAGGGAATGGCATTATTTGTATGAACTTTGTCAACGGTATTCTAGTAATATCAGCCATACTATCGATGCTTGCAGAACGAAAATAAGCTATTATAAACAAGAACTTCAAAATCAACATTAATCACTTTTAAAATCAAAAAAATGACACAAAAACAAGCAATCACAAAGGCAGTATTTTCAGGTAAAACACTGACAACATTAGAGGCAGTAGCCATGTTTGGCACTGTAAAGCTACCAACTAGGATAGCAGAAATTGAAGAGAAATACGGTATTATTTTGGAACGTAAATCGGTTAAATTCAAAACCAGATACGGTACATCTGGCGTATATTTTCAATACAAATTGAACCGTAAACAGTGGGCAAAAGAAGTTGAAAACTACAATGCAGAACAAAAGAAATTAGGAAAAAAAGTTGCGTAATTAAAAATCTTTGATTATATTTGCATTTAAATAGGCTCGCACCCTAAACTAATTTATGAAGACATATATTTATCACAATACACCGTCAATGGTTGAACAGGGTTTAATTAGTACCCGTGCGAAGTTCACCATTGGCGGTTTCTTATTTTAATAACATGGAATACAAGGAATTTTTAGAACAAAAACAAAAAAAACACATTGAATCTGGATTTGAAATTGAAGAAAATAATCTTAATTCTAATCTATTCCCTTTTCAAAAGTTTATTGTTAAGAGAGCTTTAAAGGCTGGCAAGTATGCGATATTTGCCGATTGTGGACTTGGTAAAACACTAATGCAACTGGAATGGGCGCATCAAGTATATATACATACTAATAAACCAGTATTGATACTTGCACCGCTTGCTGTATCTAGTCAAACAATTAAAGAAGGAGATAAATTTAATATAAAGGTTTGTAAATACAACGGAATGGAATCGCCAATTCAAATAACTAATTATGAGCAATTAGAAAATATAGATTGTAGTATTTTTTCGGGTGTTGTATTGGATGAAAGCAGTATTTTAAAGAATTTTGAAGGTACTACAAAAAGAATTATACTTGATTTATTTTCTCAAACTCCATACAAATTAGCTTGTACCGCAACTCCATCTCCAAACGATCCAATGGAATTAGGGAATCATTCAGAATTTTTAGACGTAATGAGCCGGAATGAAATGTTAGCTATGTATTTTGTCCATGATGGAGGAGAAACGGCAAAATGGAGGCTTAAAGGTCATGCCACAAAACTATTTTATCAATTTATAGGAACATGGGCAATTATGCTTAATAATCCATCAGATATAGGATTTGCAATGGATGGATATGATCTTCCTAAACTTAATTTAATTGAATGCCAAATAATAACCGAAAGTAGGGATAATGGGCAGTTATTTAATGATGTTGCAATTTCTGCAACTAACTTTAATCAAGAATTAAGGATGACAAAAGAACAGCGATTAAATGAGGTTGTTAAGATCATTAAATCTAAGCCAGATGAAAGTTTTATTATTTGGATAAAACAAAATGAGGAAGGTGAATTATTGAAGAAACTTTTACCGTATGCAATAGAAGTAAAAGGTTCTGACAGTAATGAATGGAAAGAAAAACATTTACTTGGATTTGGAAATGGTGATTTTCCTATTTTGATTTCAAAGACTAAAATAGCATCATTTGGTATGAATTATCAAAATTGTCATAATCAGATATTTGCTTCATTAGATTTTTCTTTTGAAGGATTATATCAAGCTATTAGAAGATCATATAGGTTCGGTCAGAAAAAAGAAGTAAATATTTACTTAATTACTACCGATACCATGACAAACGTGAAACAATCTATTGATAACAAACAAAAACAATTCAAACTTATGCAAGATCAAATGAGCCATGCAATCAATGAAAATTTGAACGGTCATAAAATGACTATAGCAGACTACGATATCGAATCAGAAAAAAATGAATGGTATAAAATTAAGCGTGGTGATTGTGTACAATTAATTAAAGATATAGCTAATGAATCAGTAGGTTTGTCGGTTTTTAGTCCACCATTTGCTGAACTATATACTTATTCAAGCCATGTTGAGGATATGGGTAATTCAAAAGATTATAATGAATTTCTAACACAATTTGGATATTTAGTAAATGAATTATATAGAGTAATGATACAAGGCAGAAATGTGGCGGTTCACTGTATGGATTTACCGATTCAAAAGGGAAAGGAAGGAGTTATCGGACTTAGGGATTTTTCTGGAATGATATTAAGAGCTTTTGAAGATGCTGGATTTATTTATCATTCAAGAGTAACAATTTGGAAAGATCCAGTAGTAGAAATGCAAAGGACTAAAGCTTTGGGACTTCTTCATAAACAGATCAAAAAGGATAGTACAATGAGCCGAGTTGGAATACCTGATTATGTATTGATCTTTCGTAAAGATGGAGAAAGAAATGATCCGGTTACTAATACTGAAATTCCGGTTGATTTGTGGCAAAAATATGCTTCTCCAGTATGGATGGATATTGATTATGGAAATACCTTACAAGGATTTAGAAATGGCAGAGATGATAAAGATGAAAAGCATATATGTCCGCTTCAATTAGATACTATTGAAAGGCTAATTCATTTATATTCAAACAAGGGAGATATTGTATTTACACCATTTATGGGTATTGGAAGTGAAATCTATCAAGCCGTTAAAATGCAAAGAAAAGGTATAGGATTTGAACTTAAAGAAAGCTATTATGATTTAGCAAAAAGAAATCTTCAAAATGTAGTTATTGAAAAAAATCAATTAACTATAATTTAATTTGACAAAACAAAATATATTGTGTATATTTGCACTGATTGTGGCTGACCACTCAATCAGTTATTTAAAAATGTAAACCGTTAGGTGAGTAGGTGGTCAGACCGAAAGCCAAACGGGTTTTTTATTTTATGAGCGTACAAAAAATTTACCTTAACAAAGAATTGGAAAATGAACTAACCGCATGGCTTAATCAAAAAAATCAAACAGTTGTATCTATTGATGACCCAACAGGTCAGACTAGGTTTGTTTTTGAATCAAAAGAAGACTTACAAGATTTTATTAACTACTTAAATATGCTTTCAGATGAATGGATTTAAGCAAATTAATGCATTCTATTCATTTGTATTCAGCAATACAAGTAAAATAAATGCCACACATGTTAGTTTATATGTATTTCTTTGGAATCAGAATAATCGTAATAATTGGGTTGAATGGTTTAAATGCCCTTTTGATTTAGCAATGCAGGGTGCTTGCATAGGCAATCGAAACACATACTATAAATGCCTAAATGACCTAAAAAATTGGAATTTGATAGATTACCAGCCGGGCATAAATGGATATAAAGCACCTACAATAAAATTAATTCAGTTGTACGATAGTGATACTACTACCGATACTGCTACCGATACTAGTAGTGATACTAGTAGTGATACTAGTAGTGATACTAGTAGTGATACTAGTACCGATACTACTACCGTACACAATATAAAACATATAACTAATAAACAAAAAACAAGAAACAGTATATACCCTACCTTGCAAGAAGTTGAGGAATACTTTGACTTGCATGGATATAGCAAAGAATCTGCATGTATGGCATTCCAATACTATGCGTCTGCAAACTGGAAAGATAGCAAGGGCAAACAAGTTAAGGCATGGAAACAGAAAATGCATGGCGTTTGGTTTAAGCCGGAAAATAAAAAAACAGCCGAGCCAAAAAAATATATATCTTACATACCCGAAAATGAAAACAAATGGTAAAGTGTACGATTTACAGAAATATTTTTGACAAACAGCCAAACTATATCAGCATAGATTCTGCATTGGAACGCATACGGATTGGCAAGTCAAAAGATAAAGTTTTAGAAATTCGTCAGCAATTAGACAAAGAGCGTGCTAATTCTTTGAAAAAAAACCTGCCAAGTGTATGTTTTTCAGGAATGTTTGAAGAGCGTCATGATAGCAAAATAATAGAACATTCAGGATTTATAGTATTGGATTTTGACTATGTAGAGAATTTGCAGGCTAAAAAACAGCAATTAATAGCACATAACTACATTTATGCATGTTGGATTTCACCGTCTGGAAATGGATTAAAGGCACTTGTAAAAATAGCCGATAAAACAAAACACCGTGAACATTTTACAGCATTGCGTGAAATATTCCCAGATGCAGACAAAAGCGGAATAAATGAAAGCCGTGTATGTTTTGAAAGCTGGGATATAGAAATATATATCAATAAACAGGCTACCGAATACAAATATACTCAAAAGATAATATCTGAATTTGTAGAACGCAAACTTGAAAGCGAGGTACAAGTTTTTGAGAACATATTAAAATGGTTAACCAACAAGGGTGAGGCATTTGTAACTGGAGAGCGAAATTCATTTATATTCAAATTAGCTTCGGCATGTTGCAGATTTGGTATTTCTGAAATTGATTGTTTTAATTATTGCAGATTATCATTTCATACTTCTGATAATTCATTTAGTCAGGAGGAATGCAAGCGCACGGTTAAGAGTGCATACAAATCCAATGCAGGGAAATTTGGAACAGCTGAATTTACAAAAGAAATGTTAGTAGATCGTATTACACGTTCTGAAATTGAAGTAGAAAAAATTAATGAAGATATTTACAACTTAGAAATAAGACCTAAAGACGTAATATTTGGCGAGGATGTAAAAGAAAATGCATTAAAGATTTTAGACGTTGGATATGAAGCCGTACAAACTACTGGCATACCTGAATTAGATGAGTATTTTAAAATGAAAAAAACGGAAATAACACTTCTAACTGGAATAGGGAACTACGGTAAGTCTACATTTTTAAAATATCTATGTTTATTAAAATCTATTTTATTTGGCGATAAGTGGGCAATATTTACACCTGAGGATAATCCAGCTGAGGAATTTTATCATGACTTAGTAGAAATTTATTTAGGATGTGATTGCACTCCATTTAACTACAATAAACCTAGTGTAGAAATTTATGAAACGGCATACGATTTTATTTCAAAGCATTTTTTTTATGTATATCCCAAAGAAGTTGCGCCAACTCCTGAATACATCAAAGAGAGATTTTTAGAGCTAATTATAAAGGAAAAAGTTACAGGATGCATAGTTGATCCGTTTAATCAATTAGCAAATAATTATGGCAGTAGTGGAGGCCGTAGCGATAAATATTTAGAAACATTATTGTCAGATTTTCTGAGATTTGCAACTATAAACAATCAATACTTTGTAATTGTGGCACATCCACACAAATTGCAAAAGGATTCTAGCGGTAACTATCCGTGTCCAGATGTATTTGATATTGCAGACGGTGCTATGTGGAATAACAAAATGCATAATATTTTAGTTTACCATAGGCCAGATCATCAAATTAATCCACAAAGCCCAATTTGTGAACTTCACACTAAAAAGATTAAAAAACAAAAGATAATAGGCAAAAAAGGCGTATTACAATTTGAATTGAATAGGGGAAAACGCAGATTTTATTTTAATGGCAATGATCCTATAACGGATGCAATGAAAAAGAATGAGCCTATAAAGCAGAAAAGTCTATACGAAGAGATGCAGGAATACGTTAACAACAAAAATAAATCTGATAATGAATTTACAATATTCTAAAAATGAAGATATGAATAATAAAATAAATTATCTTTTAGAATTATTAGGTGAAAGATATTACTATTATTTAGTCGTTATGGTAATAGAAGACGAATTTTCAAAAGAAGATGCTATTGATATAATGTATAAATATTACAAAAAATAGTGATAAATTTGATATATTTTAAGTTATGGCAAAGAAATGGACAAAAGAACAGGACGATTTAATTTTAAAATTTGCTAAAGTTCATGAAAATAATATTAGATATGGATTTAGTTTATTGAGTAAATTAATAAATAGAACAGAATCATCTATTGTAACAAGATTTTACTGTAAATTAAATAAGATTAATGCCAAAATGCAAACACTGTAAAGAGCCTTACAAAAAGGAGCGTATAAATCAAATAGTATGCAGTCCAGAATGTGCTTATAAGTTACAGTCAAAGGCAAAAGATAAAAAAGAAAAGGCAGAAACTAAGGTTAAAAAAGAAAAACTAAAAACGTACACACAAAAGGTAAACGATGCTAAAAAAGTATTTCAAAAGTGGATTAGAAACCGTGACGCTGGTCATAACTGTATATCTTGCAACGCTGTTATTGGTAGTGGCGTTGCTCATGCAGGGCATTACAAAAAGTCTGAAATCTATAGGGGTGTTATATTTAACGAGTTTAACGTTAACGTCCAGTGTATTAAATGCAATTTATACCTCAATGGCAACGAGGGTAATTACAGGATTGGACTTGTTGCAAAAATTGGAGAGCAAAAAGTAAAAGAATTGGAAGAGTTAGCAGAGCAAACACGAAAAGTAAAATATTCAGATGCTGAATTAGATGCCATAAAAAAACAGTATAAAATTTGATTTTTTAAAAATAATTGATTAAATTTGTAAATATGAAATTAGACATTAAAGGTACTTTACTAAGAGTAGACAAAGAAACAGGAACAAGCGCAAAAGGCGAATGGCAGAAATTCAACGTGTGGGTGTTATTAGGTGAAAAACAGATAATGGCATCTTTTTTTGGCGATAAGTGGGCATACTTATACGATATTGAGGGTGGATCTGAAATTAGCCTAACAGCATATTTAGAAACACGTGAATACAACGGAAAGGGGTACACACAGATAAACGGCGTTGACTTTAAAGGTGGTGAAGTTGCAAAGGCAGTGCAAGGCGCAAAGAAATTAGATAAAGAATTTGAGCAAAAAGTAGAGGCGGACGGATTGCCATTTTAGTATGGAACAAATAGCAGATAGCGAAGCCAGTCGATTAATTCAGAAATATTCTGATTTCGATTTAGACTTTATAAATCTGTTTAAAGATTTTCCAGAAGAGCAAGATTCAGGATATGCCTATGTACGAATACAGCGAGATGAAAACGATAAAGAGCTATCAGCTATATTCAGCCAAATGTGTATCAGTAAAAGTAACTTACAGACGGCAATAGTGCAATTGATGTTAAATGATAAACGCTGGCAGGATGCCGTACAAAGAGCAGTAATATCGTTTCTATTCCATGAATCTAATGAAATAGAATATTTTGAAGACAAACTAAATAAATTAAAATGCCACTTAAAAAAGGATATAGCGAAAAAACCATAGCTAAAAACATAAAAACCGAAGAGAAACACGGTAAAAGCCATGAGCAAGCATTAGCCATAGCCTTGAGCGTTGCACGTAAAGCAAAAGAAGAAGCTAAAAAAAAGAAATCATGAAATATAACGGATGTGAAATAAAGCGGTCAACTACGGATGGTAAAAAATACACCGCCGTATGCAATGGCAAAGAAATAGATTTCGGTGCGTCTGGATATAGAATAAAACCTGGCACAGATGCAGGGGATAGCTATTGTGCAAGATCAGCGGCTATAAAGTCCGATCCATTAAGTCCAAACGCCTTTGCACGTGCATTATGGTCATGCAAAGGAACTAAGTCAGTAAGTGATAAACCATTTTTCGGTAAGATAAAACTGCCATGAATATAAGTTTTGATTTTAACGGTGTTTTAGATACTCCAAACGGGTATAAACTGGCAGAGCGCAAAATAAAAGCTGGCTATATGGTGTATATCGTTACAGCATTAAGAGAGAGCCAAAATGTAAAGGATTTAGCCAAAGAATTAGGAATACCAGAATGGCGTGTAATATTCACTGGTGGCCGTGACAAATGGCGAACGATAAAAGCATTGAACATAGATGAGCATTACGATAACAATCCACGCCAAATAGAACTGATTAACGAAAAGACAAACGCAAAAGGTATATTATTCAATGAGTAGAGGTAGGAAAAAAGCAATTGAATCACCTGAAAGAATGTGGGAATTATTTACTCTCTACAAAGATTGGGTTAAAAAGAATCCAATTAAAGTACATGATTTTGTAGGTAAGGATGCAGAAGAAGTTTACAGGTTTAAAGAAAGACCGCTAATAATGGAAGGATTTGAATGCTTTGTTATGGATCACGTTGATATTACTTATCCTGATTTAACCAATTACTTTGAAGGAAAAGATAGTTTTGAAGAATTTATCCCTATCTGTTCACGTATTAAAAGAGAAATAAGAAATGAGCAAGTTGCTGGAGGCATGGCAGGTATATATAATCCATCTATTACTCAAAGACTTAATGGCTTAGTTGAAAAGCAGGAAGTCAAATCGGAAATATCTGGAGTTGATCAGATTGTCATAAAAAGAAAAAGTGATAATTGACAAAGACGTTTATTCAGAAAAATTTTATGAACTACTGCAAACGGATTGCAGATATGTAATTGCGTGGGGTGGTCGTGGATCTGGCAAGACGTATCATATTATTTTAAAGCTATTAGCCGAATCATTTAAAAAAGACTATAATCACATTCTTTACGTCAATAAAGAGTTCAGGCATATAAAGGCGCAGCAATATTCAGACTTTAAAAAGGTAGCCAAATATTGCGGAATATCCGAATACTTTACTTTTTACGATGGCGATTATCGGATAGTCAATAACATAACAGGTACGAAGTTTACACCTATTGGAATGGACGATGCTGAAAAGACAAAAGGTATATCCGATCCTACTATCATTTGGTGGGATGAGATAACAAAAGGAACTTTGGAGGACTTTTTAACCTTAAATGCTTTGTTAAGGACGCCACTCAATAAGAAACATCAATTTATAATTAGTTTTAATCCAGTTAGTCAGTCGCATTGGATATGCAAATATTTCTTTGATGAAAAAGATACGTATCAGCTTAATGAGCGTTTTCAGTCGGTTACATATTGTAACCATTCCACATTTAAGGATAACGAATATATAGACAAAGAAGCGTATTATAAGACGTTAATACAGAATGCACATGGTAATACTAACAGGATGTTAGTGGATATAGAGGGCAAGTGGGGCGTAGAGAAATTAGAAAATCCGTTTTTCTATGCCTTTGATGAACGATTGCACTATAAAGATGAGCGGTACCAGTTGCCAGACAATACACAACTGATATTATCATTTGACTTTAATAACAATCCTACTACACTATTGATAGGCCAGGTACATGATAAGCATATTAGCGTCATAGATTTGATTTTAGGCGATGAAAATACTTTGCAGGGGTATAGTCCACTCGAAGCCGTTTGTTTGAAATTTAGGCAGAAATACATAGAAACAGGCATTATAAATACAGGCTATTTAATTGTAACAGGGGATGCATCTGGTAGACAGAAAACAGCCGATAATGTGGCAAACAGGAATTTCTATTCTAAAATACGCTCTTTGTTGGGTATTGGTGAAAGCCAAATAAAGGTAAGAAAGGCTAATATCTCGCATACTTTGAGCCGTGAGCTATGTAATGCCATGATTTATAACACCGATTTTAGTATTTACAAATCAGCATATTTAGTGGTTCAAGATATGAACACGGCATACGTTGACGATGTAGGCACATTGAATAAGGCTAAAAAGGAATTAGGGTTACATATTACGGATGCATTTAGATACTTTTGTGATTGTGCATTGAACTTTGAGCAGTGGCAAAATTATCTTGTTTATTACAGCAAAAAATAATAACTTTGAATATGTTTAAGATATTAAAAAAACGCAAGGCAAATAAGTACGGAAAACATATATTCACATTTCCAAAAGGTGAACGCTTGTATCAGCTTAAAGAAGAATATTTTGAAAAGATGCCAGCAAAGAAGTTATCATACATTCAGGAAAACAGTAACTATATTGCATTTTTAGGAGTTAGTAAGGCCACACTAGAAACAGGCCATAGAATGATAAAAGACCACGCCTATCAGATAACAGCCTTAACGGAATTTAAAGATAAACAGCGAATAAAAGATAAATGTAGTGATTTAGTTAAGTTAGTGGATCAAATAGAAACTACACGTGAAGAATACGACCGTACTAATGAGGCTATAATGGTTAGTTTATTCGATTTGTTTTTTTTCTTTGAAGACGAAAACCTATTAGAATGGAATGAGCAGACAATGGAGCGCAAACGATACTTTTTAAATGAGTATCCGTATTTCAAGTCTTTTTTTTTTCAGAAGTTGAACGATTATACGTCAGTTTACAAAGCCACCTTTCAAAACTGTATAAACTATGCTTTAATTCAAGCCAACGTACAGGAGATAGTGAAGGACACCATAAAGGAGTTGAGCCATACAGATATAAGTCTATTCAAAACGAATTAGAGATACTTATCTGCAAAGAATATAGGATAACACAAAGTGACTATGAACGATTAACTATTGAGCAATATTACAAGTATGTAAATGAGTATTACAAAGAATTAGATAGAAAACGCAAACAATCAGAAAAGGTAAGTTAAGGGAGGTTTATACCTCCTTTTTGTTTTAAATTCATAATAGTAAAGTATTTATAAGTGTTAATTTTGAAGCTATGGCAGATGACAATAAAATAATAGCCGAGCTAGTTGTAGCCGGGAAAGACAAATTTGTCAGCGATTTATTAGCGGCATCAAAGGCGGCAGATAGTACCTCCGCATCTGTTACGAAAATGGAAGCTGCATTGAAAGATATACCAGCAGGAACAAAGGAATTTGAGAAACTGAAAAATGAAATTGAAGCCACTAAGATAGTAGCAGAAGAGGCTAATGGTGCATTTGAAAATAATCGTAGAAAATTAGCTGAGTTAAAAAAGGAAACCAGTGGATTAGCTACCATTATGGCGACTTTAAAATCTGAGGGCAAACAGAATACAGAAACATTCAAACAGATACAACAAAGATTTGAAGAAACAAAGAAAAAAGCTGGTGAATTACAAGATAAGATTTCTGATATAAACGATCAGATTAAAAACTTAGGGTCAGATACTAGAGGCATAGACAACGCTGTTAGGGGTGTTACATTAATTGCAAATGGATTTCAATTAGCGCAAGGCGCAACGGCTGCATTCGGAAAAGAAAATAAAGACCTTGAAAAGGCACTTATTAAGTTGAACGGCGTAATGGCTATTACGCAAAGTTTACAAGCCATTGGAGCTGAATTAACGGCAGAAGATAGTATTGTAAAACAGGCTGCCGCAAAGGCAACGGCATTGTATAGTTTTGTAGTAGGTGAAAGTACAGGAGCTTTAAAGTTATTTAGAATAGCACTTGCAGCAACAGGTATTGGACTTATTGTAATAGCAATAGGTGCATTGGTTGCTAATTGGGATAAGTTTACAAAAACAATACGTGAATCATTCCCAGCATTGGATGGCGTTATTAAATTCTTTGAGAATTTTAGACAAATTGCAGCAGGTGCTATCAAATCAGTTACAGCAGGTTTTGGTCAAGTTGGTAAAATAATATCAGATGTATTCAAAGGTGATTTTAGTGGAGCTTATGCAGATGCGAAAAAAGTTGGTTCAATAATGTCTGAGGCATATAATAAAGGGTATTCTGAAAAAGATGAACAAATAAAAAGACAAGCAGGAATAAGAGATAGAAAATTTAGATTAGATTTAGCCGAAGCTCAGGGGAAAGATGTAAGAGCATTAAGAATAAAACTATTGCAAGATGAATTAAAAGACCTTGAAAAAGGAAGTGACGAGTACAATGCTAAATTAATAGAAATTGAAAAATTAAAATATGATATTAGAAAAGATGCAGCTAAAAAAACAAAGGAACTTGAATTTGTAACACAACAGCAACTAACAGCTATTGAGTTTGGAGAGCAAGCAATAGCAGCTATGCGAGCTGAATTATTAAAATTATATACGGATGCAGTAGAGAGAGGAATAGTTCCTGAAACAGACCCTAATATACGTGCGCTAATTGGAAATATTAAAGATGCTGAAAAAGAATTAGCAATATTTAAAACAAGATTTGAAGAGCTAACAAATCCTAAAGATATACAGCCTTTAAAAGCTATTAATCAATTAAAAAACATAAAAATACCAGATGATGTTTTATCTGGCTTAAAACCTAAAGAACGTAAGTTAACATTATTTGAACAACTATTTGGAACTAACACAGAAAATATAGACGCTCAAAAACGCATTTTAAATTATGCTAAGGGTAGTAAAAAGATAATTGATGAACTTGTAAATTATGGTCAACAAATATCTAATATAGCAAGTCAGGCAATAGATATTCAAACTCAGAATCAGTTAAGTTCATTAGAAGAGCGTAAGAATAAAGGTTTAATAAGTGAAAAAGAATATGAACGTGAAAGTGCACAAATAAAGAATGAGGCGGCACGCAAGAAAAGAGCTATTGATATAGCAATGGCAGTTGCACAGATTCCACAGGCTGTATTATCGGCATACATTGCAGGATTGCAGATAGGAGGTCCATCAGCACCTATTATAGCAGGTGTATTAGCAGGTATTGCAGGGGCATTTGGAGCAGCACAAGTAGCATTAATTGCAGCAGCACCGTTACCTAAATTCCGCAAAGGTGGATCAGTAGCTAAAGAGTTGGGATTAATACAAGGGGCAAGGCATGAGCAGGGCGGTGTACCTATTGAGGTGGAGGGTGGAGAATTTGTTATGAATACAAAAGCTGTAAAGACGTACGGAGTTAAGTTAATGGATGATATAAATAGCCTTAGATTTAATCCAGTTTTGGCTGGCAATAATATACGCAAGGGTTCAAATAATCGTTTAAATGAGCAATTAGCTACTATTGGTAGCTATTTGCGTGACGGATATAGAGTAGATAGACAAGGGAATCAAATATTACAGGAAATTAGCAGCAAATTAGGCAAACAAAAGGGATATGTTTAGAGTATATTTAGACGGCATATTGCAAGATGAAAACGATATTATAAATATCAATGATCTTGCAGAATTTACTATAATTCGTGAAGACGGTTTTAATTCAACAGAGCAGATACTAAGGGAAAAAACAGAAATGCAACTATCGTTTGGTGGCAATGCTTACTGTTATATACATGATAAGATTAAGAATGAGCAATGTGCGCAAATAGATTTTTTAATTGAAGACGATTGCGGATTAAGCTATAACGGAATAATACCGGTAACAAGTTCGGAGCTAAATATCTTTGAGCAATACGGAAAAGTAAGCATAAAAGATAATTCATTTAGTGCCTACATTAGGGATTATATGAGTGTACAACTTTTATTATTATTGAACAATACTAAAGGATGTTATCCATTAAATCCAATAAAAAAGATATTTACATTCAATAAAATACATAATACAAATGTAAGTACTGATAATGCAGTTATAAACGGTTTTGATGTATTGGATGTGCTAAAAACTTTAGTGTGGTATTTTACTGATAATTCAATTAATGTAGTTAGTAATTATCTTACATCTAACAGATATGCTATTACAACAGGTTACAATATGCACAATTTTGCATTTTATAGAGAACAAGCATATCCTGAAATAAGCATACAAGATTTATTTAATGAGCTTAGAAAAAAGCTACGTTTATACATGGCTATTGAATATTATTCGAGTGGTCAACCATATTTAAGAATTGAGAATGAAGATTATTTTTTCTCAAATACAACTCCATTATTTAATTTAGATATACAGCCAAAAACAGTACAGAAATACGATACTAATAGAGATTTTAATAGCATAGATATAGGTAGTGATATATATTACCCTGAAGATTTAAATAATGAATATTATAATGAATCTCGTATAAACGGATGGATTAAATCAGTGTTCAGTTCATGCGGAACTTGTACTGGAGATAAGTTAAATAAATTAGACTTAGTTAGCAATTATGTTATTTCAAGTAATATAATTTATGAAGCCTTAAATGCTGGTATTGCAGATTATACAAATGACAAAAGCATATTTTTATTCAATTACGAAATAATAGGCAATGATAATATAGTAAAGCGTGAATTAATTAGTGGTGAATATGTTTATAATACTTCATTAATCAATAGTGAAGTATTACAAAATTGGATTGATTATTATGGTCAATGTATAGCTAAAAGTAGATATCCTAAAAATGGTTTTTTAATTGAAAAAAGAGAATTAGCATTTGGAGATACTGCAATGGGTTGGTCTCAATCTTTAGAATTTCCAACAGTTGTTTATGATGATTATATTGTAACTGATTACTATACAGGAACGCCTAATTATGCATTACCTTCAAATATATTTGTGCCAGTTGCTACAACTACAAATACATTTCCATTTAATTACTTTGAAGCACCTGAAACAAATACATATAACCTAAAAGCACAAGTAGCAAAATTATACCGTACAACAGCATTTACACCTCCTTATATTGATGTTCAATTACAAATAGTAATATTTACTGATAATACCTTTCAAACATACATAAATGTATTTGATACTATTGTAAATACAGTAACTCCTGATTCATTAGGTAATCCTATTAGTATTTCACTTGAAACTGGCGATATAACTATGAATGCAGGAGAGTGTGCAATGGTTCTATTAAATTTATCAAGACCTTTAGGGGGAGCGCCTGTATTAAATTATCAAGCCGATTTATGTACTTTTGAAATGTTAACAAGTGGAGGATGCGAATCAATAGATTATAATAATCAAAATTCTAAGCCGTACGAAGTAGAGTTACAATATCCGCTATGTTATGAAGACTTTGAATTGGCACGCCAAAACAAGAACGGATATATCACAATGGCAAACAATAGATATTGGATTAAAGAGATTAACTACAAACCTAAAAGACTTAGCACACTAAAATTAATAGGCAATAACAGCCTTTAAAGATACCTTTTTTGTCCTTGTTGTTTGCGCCCTGACTTTTTTAAGTCGGGGTTTTTATTTTAAATTCATAACATAAATAATTAGAAATTCATAATTTTGCATTATGAGATTTCCAAAATATCAATGGATGCAAACAGAGCCGGATCAGGAATGCGGCTTTTGCGATACCCTAGTAATGCCTTCTTATTCCTATTCGGGCGGAGATTATCCTAAATTTCAAGTATTATTTGACCAAACAAATGTTTTAAACTTACTAGATTTTAATCCATTTAGCATAATAAGTACGCCAAATTTTGACTTTCAATATAACGGAGCAGTACCACTTATTGATCAGTATCAGCTATTTTATTTTGGTGGTGTGCAATTCGTTATTAAAAAATATGATAATCCACTAAAAGGATTAGACGAAGTATATTTTAGAGAGATTAACGGAGTGTATTATATTGATTTTACAATCAGTGGCACTACTACATCTGTTGACTGGGTAAATAGATATTATTATTTATTTACTCAATATATAATTCCTAATGTTACAGGCATGAGCGCAACCTTATACGGACCTGCATTAGGATATTGGACAATACAACTAACAGATGTACCGGCAAATAGTTATTTCTATGATTCAGGTACTTTATTTGCCAACTTTAATACGCTTACACCAAATCTAATAGACGATACTAATATAGATGGATTTATTTATAATAATGGTAGTTTATGTTTAGCAGAAACTGGAAATACTAAGCATTTTAAATTTAATGTTTCATTAGTAGCTGGAAATTATTATTATTTATCATTACCCTATTCATCTAATGGCAGTACATTTACAGTAACTTATACAATAACAGGTATTCCAACAGGTTCTGTATCTTATAATACAGATGTTGTAACTATTAATAATTCAGGCGGTGAACTTGTATTGAATATGTATGCACTCGATACAGGAGGTTTTTCAATAGATATTGAGATAGGAGATATAGATAATGCTGGCAGTGGTTTATGTTTTAATGCACTAAATATTTATGACTTAGGAGCTGGATTAAAAACATTTGTTGCTGAGGACTGTAATGGCAATCAAGTAGGTGTTGAAATTGCAAGTTGGGAGGATAACCCTAGTGAAGTTTGGTATAAAAATACTATGCTAATAACTATATTAGAAAGCGTTGAATCTAGTGGTGCATTTAGATTGATTATTGAGGATTCTAGTACGCAAATAATATCACGTTGGTATGTTGTAAGAAATACTAATAATTGTGATTTAGGTAGGCTGTATTTAGTTGAATGGAATGATACATGTGTGTTTGATGAAATACAGTATAATGCGTTACCATTTACCAATAAATTATTATTGAGTGGCGCATTAATAAAAAGTTCACTAGAAAATATTGATTCAGTAGACAATATTACGGCAACAGGTAAGAAAATAAAAGTATATCTAAATAGCCAGTGCGTGTATGAATTTAGGGCGCATCCTTATTTAGCCGATACTATGGAAATGATTATTGAGCGTATCTTTGAACAAGTATTTACTATTGATTCAAAGGCATATAATGCAACGGATGTTTTCAAGGTCAGTGAAATTGATTTAGGAATATATACGGGCAGAATAGATCTATACAAGTCAGATACTGCCGTTATTAGCTCTTTGTGTTGCTGCTAATATTTGTATCATTAAATCGAGCCTATTTATTACTACTTGTTTTTTATCTTCATTTTCAATAATAGAGATAATGCGTTCAGGAATATGATTTGTCTTATAACAATATATTCCGCTGAATAGAGTAGTTTTTTTAAAGAATTTAGATTCGCAAATATCATAAATGATATAGTAGTCTTTATCTATTAATGATTGTTTGACGTGGTGTATAGTATAAAGTATTTCGCTAATATTTGGTGGTCTTTTTCCGTTTTTCTGTATTAGTCTGAATACGTTAAGGCCAGCACGTGATAAGGCTATTTTTTGTTGTGGTGGTAAATAAAATATAAAATTCATAAAATACCTGATTACAAATATAGTAATTTTGTTTTAAAGTTACAATATGTACGAATTAACAATAGAGGGTAACGGTAAGAAAATAATCAAACAAGCCAAAACAAAAGGCGAGTTAAGAAGATTAGTTTACATGTATTCAGTAGGCAGTCAGGAGGTATTGGAAAAATTAATTGAAGACTTATCTAAGCCAAAAGAAGTTAAAGAAGTTAAAGAAGAAAAAATTACTAAACAAAATAAAAAAGAAGAAAATGGCAATCTGTAAACCTAATTGTGTAACGGCACTACCTTCATTTGGTGCTATTGATGACTGTGACGTTACTAGCTTATTAGCGAGTGGCGAAATAGCAAAGATAATTTTTACAAAATGTGATAGCGGTTTTACCGATGTTGACGATGATGCAGAATGGGGATCTAAATTAACGGAGGGTGATATCACTATTCCTTTTGTTGGTAACGGAAAATTAGATGAAACACAGGAGAGCGGCGAGATTAGAGTAGGTTGCCAAACGGTTTCTACAATCTGTAAAAAGCCATTTGAATTTACTTCTTATATTACAGATGTAGACGGGCAAACAGATTCAACTTTGTATAATGATATATTGAAACAAAGATTGGGATTAACTGTTAGCTTCTTAACATGCGATGGCTATTTGTTGATTAATCCAGATTGGGTTACTACTCAAAATATTGGACTTGCATTGTCTATGCTTAAGATTTCACAAATATTTAGCGGTGAGGCTGATAGCAAAATGTATTATAAAATCAGCGGTGAAATTACAGAATGCCGTTCATTAAAGAGAGTTAAGCTATCGGCAGCTACAATAGCTGTAATTAATGCAGGATAATAATTCTCTAAATAATGAGAAATGCAAGAATACAATCAATTAGAGAATTGGAAAAATCCAACGTATGCGATTAAAGATCCGCTGAAACAGCGGTGGGCTGAAATAGTGCAAACCATGAGTACACACATTAACGGTGTGTGTCCAATGCATATTTATATAAATAGGCGACCATTAGAAAGTAATAACCCGTATGCATTAAAGTATCGGGTTAACAATTTTCAGCCATTAACAAAAGATGCTTTTGATCGTGCAATATCAGGTATTATAGAGGTATGTTCAAGTGCAGATATTCAAGTCAAAGCACCGGAGGAAATACTAAATGGTACATGGAATGTAAACGGCAAAGATATCTTTTATTTTAGCCAATCCGATTTAGTAAGAATAAGAGAAACAGACCCTAATGCAGTAATAGTTGTATTGCCTTTAATTAATGAAACATCTACGTCAACAGTTGAGATTATAGGCGTTGATATTCGTTTGGTTTTATCTAGTGAAATAGAACATATCAGCGAATATGAAATTAAATTCTTAGGCGGTTACACGGAAGTTGACGAGAAAAAATTACCCTATTACTACTATATTGAGGAGGGGCAGTATTCAGTAATTTATCCGAATGGGAAAGGCGGACATGATACATATCCAATAGTGCAACTGGCAGAGCGCAAACCTTATATTGAGATTTCCAATAATGTAGTGTATGAGGGTAAGTATAGATTAAAGATGCCCTATTTATTTGGTGCGGCAGCGTGGGGTGATAAGTTTTACGGTCAGGAATCTGATTTTACAGTACAGGCTACCAGATATACATATCTTAAAGAGATTAGAGCCAAAGAGAAATGCGACCAAATAGGATGTATTACAGATCCATTAACAGGCATTCACATTCAGGCAGACAATAAAAAACCGTGTGTAAAGTGTGGCGGATCAGGATATGTAAAAGACGATAGCCCTTTGGGTACTATATATGTTGACTATTCAAAGTTAAATGGCGAGGAGCGTGCATTTCCACAAGTAGTAAGTTGGGCAGAGCCTCCACAAAATGCATTGACAACATCTAAGGAAATTACAGACGATTATTTCAATAAGATGTGCGAGGCGTTAGGATTGATAAAACAGAATAACACAAATCAATCGGCAGTAAGCAAGGAATTTGACTATAAAGAAAAGTTAAGCGTAATTTATAAGATATTCCAAGATAACGTAAATGTATGCCAAGAGGTCTACAGATTTATTGAGTATATTCTATTTAATCAGGAAGAGCAAACCAGTCAAGTATATTTAGTTGGTGAATTGGGTAAATCGGATGTAACGGATCTATTAGCTAAATTAAGTCAGGCAAAAACAAACCAGTCGCCGCCAAGTTTAATTAGTGGATTAATAGATCAGATTTACCAAAAATTATTGCCTCCTGATTATTCGGATTTGATTATTAAGACTGCAAAGCAATACGATAAGCTGTATATTTATGGCAGTAATGAGTTAACTACTGCAAAGGCGCAATTTGGAAATAGCATAACTGAAAAGACTGTAATCATTCACAATACTGTTATTGATGTATTGAGTGAATATTTGGGCAATCCTGAAAATGAGGCACGTGAACAATCGGATTTAATAGCTTACTTAGATGCTTATTACGCAAAATATAATCCAATAGTTCCGACAGCTACTACAATAGGATTACTATGAAAGCAGCCGAAATAATCGACAAAGGCGATAATCTATTACAATCAGTTAGCGGATTGGATAAAACGCTTTATAAGACGCTTACAACGTTTTTAAGCCGCAATACAGTAGGAGGTAAGATAAAGATACTACCAGAAGATTTAGCTATATTAGAAGACCTTATTTATGCCGATATAAAAGATTCCGATTATGAGGAAACAATGGCTAAATATTTAGGATTAATAACAGCATTAGAAAACTCAATAAGTCAGGAGCAAGCTAGTAGAAATGATTTAAAAGTTTCAACTGTTAAAGAGTTGTGGCGTGGTAATGATCTTAGAAATAGATTAGTAGATAAGATAGTTTACGATTTAGGAGCTGGAGGGATAAAAGAATATTTTGTAAAGGGATTAAGTCAGGCAGTGCGTGAGGCTGATTATTTTAATCTAACTATTGAGGATGCAGTAGGCAGATTGCAAAAATTATTAATAGACGATAGCTATACTCAAAGCTATTTAAAAAATGTTGCAATGGATTCTTTGGCTCAATTCGATGGAGCTATAAATGATACTGTAAGAGAGGCGTACGGATTCGATAATTTGATTTACGTTACCAATACGATAGAAACGTCAAGACCTTTTTGTATTCACTTAAGAGATGAACTAAAAGGAAAGATAACCAGTGAGCAATTGAAACAGGCACTAAATGAATATTGCCCTAATGGTGTACCTAGTGAAGTAAGAATAAAATACACCACACATTCAGGCGAGGTTAAAACTGGTAAAAAGGGCAGTGGCATGATTGAGGGTACAAGGTTCGATAATTTTAGCCAGTTAAGGGGTGGCTATGGTTGTAGGCATAGAGCTATTTGGGTTAGAAAATAATATTAAATTCATAATTTTCTATTAGTAGTATATTGTAATTTTGTTTCAAACAAAGGATAAAAATGGCAAAATTTGAAATGGTAGAGTTATTTCCGGCTCGCAGTAATGTTGGGGCAGGCGGATTAACGGCGTGGAAATTTCCAGCAAACATAGCTGATAAGCTAATTAAAACAGGGCTTTGGAGTGCAACGCCAAAGATTAAAAATGAGAAAGATGTTGCGGAGTTACTTAGCAAAGGACGTGCGGAACTGTTAGCGGAAGCATCACAGTTTGAACAACAAAAGGCTGAGTTTGAAAGAATGAAACAGGAGCTTGAAGACTTAAAGGCTCAATTATTAACCGATGGTGCAGAAGCTAAAAAGGCTGGAAGACCTAAAAAAACGGAGGTATAAAATGAGCGAGTTAAGAATAGAGCAACTAGAAAATTTCTTTAAGCAGGTAGGATTAGAGGATAGCGATATAACTACATTGAAAGCTGAGGAAGTTAGCGATTTTACGCCGTATTTAGATAAAATAAAAAGCGGCATAATAGAAAATATAAAGTCAGATGAATCCTTTATTGATGGAATTATACGACCTTATAAAGATGCACCGATAGGCAAAGAAAAACAGCTTAAAAAAGAGGTGCGCAAGTTCTTTGGATTACAGTTAAGTGAAGACGAATTGATAAAAACTCCACTTAGTGAAATGCTGAAAAAGGGTACTGAAAACATTAAGGCTCTGGATAATACAGCATTGGACGATTATAAGAATAAATATTCTGAATTGTTGGAAGAAAATGAGCGGTTGAAAAATGAAACTATACCTAGTGAAGTTCAAAAGGTAGAGCAGGCGTGGAAAAATAAGATTCAGGAAAAAGATATTAAAGAGGAGTTAATGAGCTTAGTAGCTAGTGAGACGCAAGTACCAAAAGAAAATATTGGTATTTATGCAACTACATTTCAAGGTTACTTAAGTCAATTAGGATATAAGTTACATATTGATGAAAAACGTACATTATCGGTACGTGATTCTGATGGTGTGGTAGCAAAAAATAATGAGGGCGGCATATTGAGAGTTAAAGAAGCATTGCGAGATTTTGCAGCTAAATTAACGACTAACACGCATCCAAAAGGAGTTAGCAATATTGTACAGCCTTCAACTGGAAAAACAAACTCAAACCATAACTTATTGCAGTTATTAGGTAAGGGGTTCTAAATAGTGCATGTGGTGGCATTGACAACCATGATTTGAGCGGCGGCTTTGAACGCAAACGAAATAAATTAAATAACTAAAAAAAATTAAAAATCATGAGTACAATCTCTACTGCATACAACTCTGGCATAGATAGTTGTTGCGCAAAGGTCGTAGTTGCTATTGACCAAATCAATTCAAGTGCAAACGTTGCACAGCCAACAGGCGTATTAAACGCTTTAATTTCACCTGAAAACAAAGGAACTTTTGAGCTGGTATTAGATCCTAACAAAGATAGACCAACAGAAGATTCTTTCCGTAAGGTGTACACAAAAGACGTAGCTCCAGTATGTAACCAAGATACTACGGCTGATTCAGCATGTGCAACGCCAACGTTCACACCTGATACACTGTCAAATGCTTACATTCATGCAGAGCATGAAATTAATAGCTCAATCAAACGTGAAATCGTTTTAGACCTTAATGGATTCAAAGCATTTTGCGTTAACCCTACTGAATATATTGCTAATAGATTATTGGCATTCCGTGCAGGAGTTTGGGCAGAAATTAATACTAAATTGATCTCTACTGTTGCTGGTTATGTTGGTGCTTATGCAGATCAAACAAGCCCTGCAAACTCAATCAGTGCGCCTAAATCTGTATCTTTCTTAACTCCGGGGGCTATTGCTGGTTTTTCTTTTGATCCAACAGGTTACGGAAAAATTAAGGACGAGTTCGCTAAATTGGGTTATGCTTATGAAGCTCCTATCGTTGTAGGTGGTTCTCAATTAAGCGTATTACAATCTAATGCAGGATATTATACAGGTGCTAATTTAAACGGCGTTGTAGGTGCTGCAATTCCTAACTTGTATGTTGATTACGGTGTTGATACATACTTCGGTGATGGCATTAACCATGCTATTACATGGAAGCCAGGAGCGGTACAAGTTGCAACTGTTAATGATATTTCAGATGCTATGATTCAACTTTCTATTCCTAACCAACGTGAAAGAATGCGAGTTGCAAGTCCATTTGGTGATCCATTTACTTGGGATTTCTATTTCGATATTGATGCAACAGGTTGCCAATACAAATTGAAATGGCAATTATGGTTTGACGCTTTGTTGCCAGTACCTTATGATGGCACATGTGCTAAAAAACCAGTATTAAACTTCACTATCAATTGTGATGGAAATACATGTCCAGATAGTTCATTTGAAGACTAATTGATGTAGGTTAATAATTCGGGAGGGAGGTTTTTATACCTCCCTTTTTTTTATTAAAAACATAAAATAAAAAAACATAATAGTAGTAATTTTGAATTATGGCAAATGTTAGTTATGAAATAGAGCAGCCGAGTGCAATGTGCAAAGACGTTATCGGTGTGCGTGGAATATGCGATACTACATATCCTTACTATTTAGATTCATTAGGGATTAGCTTAAATAAGGCTGCAAAGTTATCTGATTCAGCAACATTAACAGCACGTGGCCTAATTAGTGAAGCTATTAATTTAGCTTGGGAGGATGTATTGAGTGATTTACGAATTGATGGTTTTAAAGTAAACGGAATACAGTCTACTGTTAAGGATAGCTATACTGATATTACGGTTGCAAATGGTACATACTTAAAAACAATATATAGAAGTTGTGATATTGAAAAAATATACCTTTCAAGTATTCGATTAAAGACGGCTGGCAGTGGTAACGTTTATGTAAGTATTATTGCAGATGGAATTGAAACATTGGTATATGATTCAACATTGAATAATGAAACATTAACGGCTACAATAGAAACGGAATTTAATACAGACGAAGTTACAATAAAAGTAATTAGCGATGTATCGTTAACCGGTTCAACTGGTGGAGGTGTAGCCTTATTAGATTATTTTACAAAGTGTGATGAAAATTTGTTTTTATGTAAGTATTGGAGCTATTTAGTTAAGGCTGTAATGTATAAAGCTACTGCACATATATTGAATAGTTCATTATTTTCAGATAGGTATAATGATTTAGTAGTTTACAAAAAAGATGAGATAGCGTTAAGGGTGGCACAATTAGATAGTTCATTTAATCTATTGAGCCGTGAAAATAGAATTAACACTAAAGGATTATATCAATTAGAAATTGAAAAGATAAACGATAAACTCAAAGAGATAGTAAAACAGTCTTATTGTACATGTTGTTTTACATGCGATACTGTTATTAGTTCACAAATATCAATACCTTAAATATGGGATGTTCAGCATGTGGTGGTATGAAGACCACTTCAAACGTAAAGATTACGTCAACTATGAAGCCACAAAAGAGTGCTAGTATGTTGGATGTAATAAAGTCTATTAAGATAGAAAAGAAGCCAAATGCAAGCAATACAAACGATAATAAAACAACTTGATACTGTTATTGAGGATGCCAAGCAAGATGCCGTAAAAACTATTTATGGCACTATGTTAGGCCGTGTATTTAATGAGGGTAAAAAAACAGATGGCAGTCAAATAGGTAAATATACAAGTGATTCCTATAAAGAAAAAAGACGCTCTAAAGGGTTACAGGTTGGATTTGTGGATTTGACATTTACTACAAGTTTGAATAAATCAGTAGTTAGTAATTCAATAGACCAGATATATTTTAATAACAGTTATGGCCAAGTGATAGGAGGGTTTCAAGAAAAAAGATACGGAAAGATATTTTCAGCTAGTAATTCGGAGCGCAAGATATTTAAGGATATTCTAAATGATAAATTAGTAAAGTTAATTAACGGATGATAGTACAGTGTGTTAAAAAGAATGATATGTATGTTCATTTATTAGATGACATGGCATTTGATCCAGAGCGTGAAATAGCTTTAATAGAAACAGATCGTACATTTGATTTTGCATTTAGTATTGGATGTGATAGAATATACACGCAAACGCAAAAGTTTAAAATGCTATATGCTGAAAGAATGTATAATGAAGCTTTAGCGTATGTAAGTGATAATAATGGTATGTTATCTAGTGTAGATATTGACTTTGATACGGTAATGAAAGACGAAAATTTGAATGCTGCATTAGGAAATGTAAGGATAAACAGGTTAAATTTTACACTTAAAAAAACAACAAATGGAAAAAATTGCGAGCCTTGCACATGTTAGTTACATACTATTATTAACTCCATTTATGAGCTACATGTTAGTAGACTTCATGCAGGCAGGTATGATATTCGAGAGTTATGGTAAATGGCTACAAAATATTAATCCTATTTTTGCAAAGCCGTTGGGATTATGTTTAAAATGTTTTCATGTTTGGATAGTTTTTTTTGTAGCATTATTTTTCAATGTAGAAATAGATAAATTCATAATAACGTTGCCGATAAGTTATGTAATTTTGATAAAACTATTCTTTGATTAATTAAATAGTATTAAATGGCATGTTGTAATAATACATACGATTTCGGTTGCAAAAGTTATTGTTCAACATTGAGCTTTGGCACGTCTGAATTTACTGGCACTTTATACGTTATTGCAACTTTTGGAAATATAAAGCATGTGCAACAAATAACGGTAAGCGTTGGCAATCCTATTATTATTGATCTTTCACATTTTAACGAAAATGCCGACTATACATTTTGGATTGAAAATACTTTTGGCAATAAAGTAAGCATAACTATTAATGAAGTTCAATATGATTGTTTTTCTGTAAAAACGGAAGCTAGAGCGGCAGCATACGAATATATCCCAGAGCCTACAATATCTAATACAGTTGTAATAACGGCAGACGGTGGAGCTATTTATCAAAGTAATGATTTAATTGGTAAGACGTTACAATTAGTAACTAATGATAACGTAGTAAGGATTCCAAGTGATTACAGCTTTAATACTACAACTGGCACAATAACTTTTATCAGTACAATAGATGTAGACGTAATTATTCAAATTTTATACGTATGAGAAAACTATTATTGATATTATTATTAAATGCACTGGCTATTACTTTAAGTATGGCACAGATAGTTAACAAATTTAGAGATAGTTCACAATTTACCAAGGGTGTAAGATTTGATAGCACGTTGCATTTTGCAGGACTGAAAACAGCCGTTGTATCGGATAGTATTGTATTGGTTACGGATGTAAATGGAATCGTAAAAAAGGCCAATAAAAGCACATTAATTACTAGCAGTGGTATTAGTCAATCAGCGTTAAATGATACTGCAAATGCATTGCGTTTAATTCGTAAAGTAGATACTATATATAGAAACTCAGATAGCATAATTTATAAGATTAACGGCATACGTAGAGCTGTAAAAGATAGTACGGCCAATTTGTCAGGATACGCCTTACAGACTTCTTTAAATGATAGTATTACTGCATTGAGATTAGTAAGAAAAATAGATACGTTGTATCGTAATAGCGATTCAATTGTATTTAAAATTAATGGTTTAAGATATTCAATAAAAGATAGTTTAAATCAAATACCTACATTAACATTTACAAAGAATAGCACAAAAGATAGTATAATAACTACGTATAACGGAATAAGATATGCGGTTAAGGATAGTATTGGAAATACATCTGGATTTGTACCGTATACAGGAGCTACGCAAGATGTGGATTTAGGAGCGTGGGCATTAAATGCATTTGCAGTAAAAGTAAATGGAACGAATGGGAACGGGCATATTAATCTAAGGCATCAAGCAAGTGATGCAACATCACAAGGTCAATCGTCAACTATCTTTGCAGATAATAATGGTGATTTAAAGTGGAAAAATGACGGCTTAAATTATGCTACATTAAAGATGTCAGGAGTTACAGCGGATAGAGTATATCGTTTTCCAGATTCAACAGGAACGGTGGCTTTGTTATCCAACATTCCTACACTAACATTCAGTAAGAATACAGGTAGAGATAGTATCATATTAACGTATAATGGAAACAGAAGTGCAGTAAAAGATTCAACAGGTGGAGGGGGTAGTTCGGTATTCAGTTCCCTAACAGGAGCAACAGCTAATAATACTATTTCAAACGCAACGTATAACCAAGAGTGGCAGTGGACCAACCCAACAGGAACAGGGTTAAAACTTAGTACATCCTCAACGTCTGCAGTCAATAACAGTGTATTATTCGAGTTAAGTAGTACAGGTGCTAACAGCAATGTGACTACCTACGGTCAAAAGATAACAGCGAATAGGACCGGAACAAACGTTATCAACTACGGTTTGGATATCACACATGCTGGAACGAATGGTGCAGGATTGAATATTTCTACTAATGGAGTGGGTATAAACTTAGCAGCAAGTATGACAGGGGGTATCCAGATGAACAGTAACAAGTTGACGTTTGATGCGAGTAGTGTAAGTAGTATTCAATATGCGTCCTCAATATTACAGATAGGTTCTACTACTTCACGAACATTCTTTATCAATACAGGAACGTCCAATAGTTGGAACTTTACCAGCAGTACAACCGCTAACTACTTAACCTTTAATCGTATCGCGAATGGTAGTTATGGTATCGTATTCAATGGCGACTATGCGAGTGGGTCATATCGGTCTGAGTTAACAAGTAATAACGTTATCAAAGCGAGTGGAGGTAGTTTAACTTTTTGTGGTAATACAGGTGTAAGTAGTGGCTATGTTAACTTCACACCAACGGATATAATGACTGTATACGGTACTAATAGCAATGTTGGAATTGGTACTACCACTCCAAACAGTTCGGCGGCATTAGATATAACTAGCACAACAAAGGGGTTATTATTGCCTAGAATGACTACTACACAAAGAAATGCAATAAGTTCACCTACAGCGGGGCTAGTAATATTTAACACTACTACAACTAAAATGGAAGTGTACGACGGCACTACATGGCAGGCAGCATGGTAAAAAAATAAACGTTATGAATATACAATTAAAAAACAAACACATTTATTTCGCTGTTGAAAGCGTTTGGGATATTTTAGACTATAAATTAAAATATCAAATCAATAGTAAATGCACGGCTGATTCAGCAGATGAAACTATACAGACTATTGACGTAAATATACAAGATTTACAGACGTTAATAAGGGCAGTAAATAATCAGCCGCAAGGTATAGCAAGAGAGATAAACCCTGAAATGTTTATAAGTGTAGTTAGTCAATTACAGGCAGCGGCAACATCTGGAAATGAGGAAGCTCAATCAATGCTAACATTGGTGCAAGGAATAACTACTTTAAATGATGAACTAAAAAACAATAAAATTATTAGCGGGAAAGAGCGTGTATTATCATGATAGCAATGATTATAATATCAATTCTATTAATAGTAATTAGCGGATTTAGCAAGGCTATTTGTGATTTATCAGAGGAATCTGATTTGAATTTTAGGCCGGCTAAATATTGGATAAAATCAGTTAGTTGGAGGAATAAATGGAAAAACGGATGTGTGCGCAATGGTGAGCGATTTTGGGGAAGTTCACGTTGGTTAGTAGCATTTACAGATGCATGGCATTTATTTGGTTTAATAGGCCGTATTACATTAATAAGTTCATTTACATTAGCTGGTTATTTGTTATCTGCTAGTTTATGGTTTATGTTTCTTATTGCAGGTCTTTACGGATTATATGCATTGGCTTTTCATTTATTTTATAACTCTAAATTTTTAACACGTGGCAATAAGTAATGGCAAAAAGATTTTCTGGATTGTATGGCTATCTGCAATAGCAATAGCAGCAACGGCAACGGTAATAATATTAAACTAAAAATATGGAATACACTAATTTGGTACTTTTTGGATTAGGTTTATTTGGAATTATCTTACATAATCTGATTAAACTAAATGATATAAATAGAAAAAATAACGGTAACGTAAACTATAAAGAGTATATTAATATTGAAAAGTTTACTATATTGATAAGCGTAAGCGTTATTGGTATTGCATTACTAGCAAAGCATGAGATAACACAACTAGAAAATGTTGGTAATTGGTTAGGGTTGAGTTTTGTTGCAGTTGGTTACATGGCACAAAGTATAGTAGTAGCATTTATGGGAAAAGCAGAAAAATTTATTGAAGAAAAAAGTAATTAAAATGAGCCATTCCGAAACGATATTAGCACAACATCCATACATTGCAATATTTACATCTTTTTTTGGATTTTTAACTCCATTTATTACTGGTATAATTCCAGTATTACAATTTATAGTATTATTATTGTCTTTATGGCTAACGGTATTAACCATTGAGGCTAAATTGAAAGAAAGAAAACATAAACGAAAAAAACATGATTAGAGTAATATTTTTCAGTTTGTTGTTAGCAGCATGTAGCGCAAAGATTCCAGAAGTAATTTATCAGGATAGAGTAGTAAGCCATAGCGATACAGTAGTATATTATAGTGTAATAGGTGATAGCATACCGTGTAATGATTTTAAGCGTGAAATAACGACAGAAAAAGATACAGTATATATTGAGGTGGTTAAAAATAAGATTAGCGTTAAAACGGTCAATAAACGTGATACAATAATAAGAACTGAAATTGTTACTATTCCACAAAAAATCATAGATAAATCTGATAATCGTGTGATTGCAAAGAAAGGTTCTATAATTGGGAACGATAATACTATGACTACGAAGAAGACGAATTGGTGGTGGATATTCGTTGCTGGTATGTTGACTTGGTTTATTATTCAGAATGTGATCTGGAAAGGAATTAAAAGATACATTAATCTACCGATATGAATAAAGGTTATGACCTTATAAAGAAATACGAGGGATGCCAATTAAAGGCGTATCTATGCCCTGCAAAGATTCCAACAATAGGTTATGGAAATACAATGTATGAGAATGGCACTAAGGTAAAGATAGGAGATGAAATAACACAACAAAGAGCCGAAGAGTTATTGCAATATATTGGAAAGTATTTTGAAAATGAAATAAAGAAATTACTAAAAGTTACATTAACAGATAACCAATTTGGAGCGTTATTATCATTTACTTATAATCTGGGTGTTGGCAATCTTAGAATATCTACATTGCTAAAAAAGATTAATGCAAATCCAAATGATCCAACTATTAAAGATGAATTTTTAAAGTGGAATAAGGCAGGAGGGAAAGTATTGGCAGGACTTACCAAAAGAAGACAATCAGAATCAGAGCTATATTTTTCATGAAACCATTAGAGGAAATAAAAGACTATCTAAGCAATAATGAAGTTCCAAAGCAACTAAAGTTAAATGAACATACTTATATAACAGATAGCAATAAATTTATTGAATCACATATAACAACATTAGAAAGAAATACAGGAAATCGTACATTTTTGCCTTATTATGAAAGATTGTGCGATTTCTATAACCAAGTAAAACAATGGCAGGAAAGTTAACACATCAAGG